TCTGTAACGCAAATGTGAGAAACGCCTCGTTCCCATTGATTGGTGTCTGTGCTACCAACAGTTTGATTCAAGTACCAGTTTACAGCACTGCCAAGTGCTTGATTTACACCAACCTTATATGTTACTTGCGAAGTTGTGCTTGGCGTATCAAAATAACTATAGACTGCTGTTTCTGGTGTAGAGCCAGCGTCTGCCGTATGATAGCTACGACTACTAGCCATAAGAATACCTACGTTTCTATTGCCAGCGGCAGGTGCAGATAACTTTGTGGAGTCTCTATAAAAAAACCAAACAGAGTTATAAATAGACGAATCGTCCGCCCATTCTCCGTTTACCATAGCTTCTATTTTAATAATGCTATTAGTAGATACAGGGGTTATGTTAACAGCTAAAACGCTAATCTCTGTGTCAGTATTTGCCCCACAGCTAATCACTGATGTTGCATCAATCTGTGTGTACTGCGTTTGAATAATACCGCCCTGCGGCATTAAAACCTTACTACCGCTAGTCTTAGGTGCAATCTCATCTACAAGTATCTTACTAGACAACGGTTAGCACTCCATTAACAGTAATCGTTGCAGAAATAGTTATAGGCCCAAACGCACCAGCGTTCTCCGTTGACGCAACAGTCAGCGCGGTATCAATGCTTGTAGCGTTGGTACGAAAAGGATTGGTAGTTGTGCTAGCCAACATATCCTCGTTCTTAATACCGCCGTTCTTGAACTGGTTTGTGTCAATGGTGCTAAGAGCCATTAGCTAATCTCCAGAATACTCATTGTCACATCAGCGGCAGATGCCTGTGATGCTGTAACCTTCAATACATCTGATGCGTTCATAACAATCTTCTGGTCGCCGCCAACAGCCACCAAAGCAGAACCAACAGGAACAATGGCATCCTTTACAAGATACACATTGTCGCCATCATTGTTCTCTAGCTGAACGTCCACGGTAATAGAAACGGACAGAATGTTTGCCACATTCAGGCCGATGATTGTTGTTTCTGTAGCGGCAGGGCAGGTGTATATGGTAGCGGCACTCGTCCCTACTGCTGTGTCTGTAACTGTCTTAAACGAGTTCGCCATGTCACTATCCTAATGCTATCGCAAATGCTAAAGCCTGCGGGTCTTGCTCTGTAAAGTTTACAGCCGTACCGCTGGCATCATTATAAATCATTTTTTCAGCAGGCATTGTACAGAATATTGTACGAGTTCCCGCCGTCCAGTTTATCTTTTCATCACCTATTGTAAGCGCAGTGTCATCTGCTAACGTAACGGCAGTGTCCAACACAATACTTGTCTGGCTGTTCACTGTAGCAATAGTTACAACGCCGGAGATTCCAGAGCCTCTGACGCGCTGTCCCACTGTTAGAGTGCCTCCTTGCACGTTATCAACTGTAACGGCTGTAGAGGCGCTCACAGCGCCGTTAACGTCTGCTGTAATCTTTGTGCTACTGCTTTCTAGAACAGTGTCCCTAGATAGGGTTGTGCCAGACAATGTATATGTGCCTATACCGACCTCAAAGTCCGTGCCGTCAGAGCATCCATAATAGGTGGTGTTTCCATCACCTATTGTTGAAAACGCATCAAAGCCACTAACCGCACCGCCCAGAGTAAATGTTCCAGTTCCTGTGGTTGTTGTGGTTTCTTTTACACGGTCTTTGATTGTCAGTGCCATTTGTACTACCGTACCTTTTTACTTCAGCTCAACGCTTAGATTTCCACCATTAATACGGAAGATATCCCCGGATGCAATTGTTTTTGACACATCCAATGCGCCAATAAACAAGGTATTGCTTCCGTCAAACTTGAGCCTGTCGTTATCAGAAAGGGTGACTGCGGTGTCGAGTACAATTGCGTTCTGAGATGTAACAGTGGCAACGGTAACAAGGCCGCTAATACCAGTTCCTGTAACAACATCCCCAACAGCTATTGTCCCAACATTGTTGTCAACAGCAACATTTGTTGAGGCTGAAACCGCGCCGTTTACATCTGCTGTTGCAAAGTTTGCATCAGAAATAAATGCATGGGTAACTGTGTAACTAGCAATACCGCTTGATGGAGAAAACTCAATATTGTCATCGTTGATGACTTTTTGAGCATCAGAAATAACTGTATCTGAAACAGAGTGTGATGCGGCGGTTGTGCTTGATGTGCCACGAGTACAGCCTGTTAAGATGCTTGTTCCTGTAAATGTCAAAGCTGTGTCATCTGCAATTGTAATGGCAGTGTCGAGAACTAAAGCATTCTGACTTGTAACTGTGGCAACACGAACTGTACCAGTAATACCAGTGCCAGTAACAACCATGCCAACAGAAATGGTTCCTGAGTTTCCATCAACAGCTAAAGATGTTGAAGATGTAACTGCACCATTTGCGTCTGCTGTAGCCGTTCCGTCTTTGCCAGCATAAGTAATAATCTCTTGGTTGATTACTACAGTGCCTGTTGCAGGAAATGCTTCCGCATCTGATAACACCAGCTCTGTGTCTGAAGCGCCAGCCGCGACAGCCAAAGTTGTCACGGACTGCTTCCAGTCTGCGGCGGTAACTTGCTGACGAGTATAATCAGCGTCCTCTGTAAGGATACTAACTTCAGTTAGGTTGCCGTTTTCAGCATTAGATACTGCGGTAGCCAATCCTACATATATGCTATTGCCCGGCGTGGCAAAGGAAAGAGAATCGTTCTTGAACAAGTAATCAAGAACTCGTCTTTCCAGATATGTGGTTGCCGCATTTGATGTTGCCATCTTTTACTCCTTATGAGCGGGGTCTTGTGGGTAGACCCTGCCTATATGCGTCATCATTTTCTCTTGCTTCTGCAAGGTCTTTCAGGCGTGAAAGAGCCTCTTGGAAGCGCCCTTCATACATAGCTATAACATCCTGTTCGCCTTTCATATAAATATACGCTTCTATTAGCGAACCGTATAGTAGGGCGTTAGACGCATATTGACTTAGCCATGTATATTCGTTGTTAGTCCCGGCTGTCAGACTTGCGGGTCTATAATAATAGTGAAGCTCAACTCCGTAGTTCTGGTCTGGTGTCGGGCCTAAAATAAAGTTTGCCTGCACATTACCAGCCCCAGCAGTGGCTGTGGCGTCAAAGAAACCATAATACTTAGGAAGAGCTTGCGTGGTTTGCGCTGGGTATGCCTCACGGATGAAGTTCACATCCTTCTCAATCAGGAACCCCTCATTGCCTGAATCAGTAATAAACATTGAGAACGGGGCTAGAAAGTCGCTTGGCGTGGAAAGATATTCATTACCAGCGGTAAGAGTGGATGTCGCGTTCTTGCGGAAGTTTTCTAAGTCAACATTGACCAGAATGCGGTCTTCGGCTGAACGAATAAAAACAGGCAGATTCGTTACGAAGCCTGTTTCGTCATTCTCTGTGAAGTCTTGTATCGCTTGTTTAAGCTCTCCAAATGTAAAAGACATCTAATCCTCACGCCAAAGGTGTTACAGGGCCTGCACTAGCAAGCGAACCGCCACCGCTTAAATTACCCACAGAGGCAGTGCCGGATACGGTCACTGTATATGAGTCATTGTTAACCTTTGTAATGCTATACCCCGTAGAAAGTTCCATATCACTTTTTGTGATGCCGTCAAACGGGTCAACATTACGAAACCTCACAGTGTCGCCTGTATCACGACCATGATTGATTTCTTTTATAGTTATAACACTTGAACCTGATGCTCCGGTAGTGAATGGGTTATTACCCAATAACGCTACAGCATCAGGCTCTGTTCTGTCTGGCCTTGCGTCCCTCACAGACTGAGGGTCGTTTATGCGAAGCCTGCCAAGAAAGTTCTGAGGGTGGTCTGTGTCGGCAACATCTCTGCCAACACGAAGACCAGTCTTAACGCCATTACGCACCTCTGCAACGAGTTCAGTTAACTTGTATCTAAACCCTGTCTTGTCGCAGATGCCGTAGGCATATTTCCCTCTAGCAATAGTCATCTATTAACCACAGCGACCAAAGCGCTTCCCTTTTGTTGCCGCGCCAGCGCCGCGAACCATGCCGCCACCAGCGTATCTTTTCATTTGACCACCTTTCTTTGCGGCAATGTCATTTGAAGGAATTGCTGGGCGTGGCTTTTTGGCTCTTGAGTCAATTTTCTTTGCGGCGCTTTTTGCCACTTTATTAGCAGATGTTCCGAGCCTGACTGCTGGCGAAGAACTCAACGCCATGTTTTTTGTTGCGTCAATTGCTTTACTGCCTGCATTTTTAATTTTTGCTGTTGTGGCGTTATTTTGTTTTTTTTGAGACGCTGTCATGCGGCTTCTTGCTCTGTTTTTGGCCGCCTCAAACCCAGACTGCTTTTCTTTTAGAGCATTTGCTTTTTTAGTATTGGGAGAAGTGCGACCAGCCATGTCCTTTTGTTGCATTTGAGCAGTTCTTGTGAAAGCTCTATTAGCCCGCTTATCCTTAGAGCGAAGCATATTCATTTCAGTCTGGGTCATGCCTTCATAAGGATTTTTAGATTTAGAGCCAGCTTGCAAGGAAACTGTTTTGCCCTTTTTAGTAACTGGTGGAACTTTAATCTTTTGGCCAATACGAATTTGGTTGGCGTTCTTAATGCTTGGATTGGCCGCCAATAAAGACTTTAGAGTAATGCCCTTGTCTTTTGCAATTTGAGATAAGGTCATCCCCTTTTCTACTGTTACAGGACCACCTTTTTTCATTTCCTTTGCTTTTTTAGCCATTTTATTCAACCTCTTTGTGGCTTGTGGATTCTCTTTTAGAGTCTTATTAAATGCCCTTCTCTTGAGAGTAACGCTGTTTTTAGCTGGGTCATTTAGAGTGCCTTTGCCGCTTTCAGGGGCGAGAAAGTTTGCATCTCTTACATTTTCCTCAAACTTTTCCTTCATTGCCTTTCTTAGCGGCTTGGGTGTTGGCACTTTCTTTTTTGCTTCTCCGCCACTATTTTTCCTCGCAACGCCTTTGCCCTCTGCGTTCATTGGGTGCTTGGGGTCAGCCTTGTGGCTATACCCATGCTTCTTTCTATAATCTGCGAATGCTTTAGATTTGCTAATTGGCGTTGGCACTTTCCCGCCAGACTTCTTTTTAACTGGCTTCATGCCAAGCAACTTCTGTGTAACCTTTGGGATTGGCTTGGACTTAATAGTCCCCTTTTTGGTTTCGTATTTTGGCATATTAGCCTCCTAAGTAAAACGTGTCGTATGGCACGAACTTGATTGACGATGAGTCTGAGTCTTCCCCGGCCGCTAATTCAAACTGGAACTCATACTCTTGTTTAAGCGGAGCCACACGAGCCGCCACTTCAGGTTTTTTCATGGCGATATAATACGCCAACCCAGCCACCAAACACGGAACAAATCTTGGCGGCACATCAGCACTTGACCCTATCCCAGACGAGACGCCAGAGATTCCGCGAAGGCGGAAATACGATAGAGTATATGTGCTAACATCTGGCACAGGCCAGAGCGTAACATTGACAGCCGTTGCTTGACGGTCAACATAAATTTGAGAGGGGCGTCCTTCAGTGTTTTTAGCCGCTTGTTGAGCATAGGTAGAAACACTGATACGCTCGACATTCGTATCAATCTGATTCGTGCCTGAACCCGTCCTAATTTGGTGTTCAATGAGGTCAATAGTGTCCGCAGGCATACTGTAAGTTGCCGTGCCTGCTGTAAGAGATATAGTGCCACTGTCAATGGTCCAGAGATTAAGGCCACGGTTCTGCCACTCCAAAGTCAATAGGTTGAGACTACGCCTCGCTGTCTTGAGGTCATAGCCAGTTGTCATTTGAAGCCCAGCACGTTCAAACGCTTCTTCAAAAATTTCTGGTAAGTCTGGTGTTACTACAGCCATTACTTAACCTTTCTGTGCCGCTTCACTTTAGCTCGTATCTTTTTAGGCTGTTTGGCGAATTGCTTACCAGCCTTAGTTGCTTTTCGTTTAGCACGGGTTGTCGCCGCGTACTCTTTCGCTGATAGGGCTTTGATGGCCTTCTCAGGTAAATATCTTTCCCCGGTAGCTTTTGGACCCTGTGTCGATGGCTTACCACTCTTGGTCCTCCATTTTTGCTTTGTCCAAGCCTTCAGGCTTTTTTGAGACTTTTTAAGTGCCACTAGATACCGCCCATACTATAAAAATCATTATAGCACCGAAAATACCAACACCCAAGGTTGCTAGTACCATCGTTATAAATTCTTCTATTTGTTGTTTTCTTTTCTCTAATTGCTCTTGTCTTTCTTTTCTTATCTGGCCCTGCAACTTTATAAGTTCCTGCCAAGCACTGACACCATAATTCCACTGTATAAAGTTACGCAATTCCTCTTCCATCTTTTTGGCTTTTTTGAGTGCCGCAAATGTTTCTAGCGCCTCTTCCTCAACAGAACCAAACATCCTTCTTCTTGACTTTGCCTTGTCGTGTCCCTCTTTTACCGCATTAATCGCGTTCATCCAGCGGCCAACATCTTTCGACATTGACTCCACTTCTCTGCCCATCTGAAAGCCTTTCACAATAGCTGAATAAGCAGTTGAGGCTATGCTGATTGCTGAAATAGGGTCCATTCATATCACCAACTCGCTCCCGATGGTCAATCATTCGATTATCTCTACTATTTGGCCGTTGCTCATTTTCACTTTTAATTCTTTGCAGGCCCAGCGCTTGTTAAAGTCTTTCTGATAACGCCCTACTTTTCTTTCAATTTTACGCTTGGTGGAAAGACATTCAGAAAGATTGTTATAAGGCGTAAACTCCATTCGTTCACCAGATACAACCAATAGCAATACAAATGTAAGTTCAGTCACCATTGCGTAATGCCTCTATCCGTTCCTCTAGGTTGGATAGTCGCTTCTCATAGAACTCTAAAGTCAGCTTTTGTTGTTGGTCATACGGCGCACGACCTTGCTCTATCTCGTTCTGTAACTTCTCTAACTCACCAGCTAAATGCTCAATCAACATGAACTGTTCGCTATCTGCTGGCAAGCTACCCATTTCTCCTCTAGGCCACTTAATACGGAAATCTGTGTTCTGCGTGACATCAGAATCCATCATAGTGATGTTAGTCTCAATTTGGTTTAACCGCTCAATAATGCCAAAGTAGGCCCATGTTGCTACAGAAGCACCAGCAATCATACTGATAATGTTTCGTAGCGGCAGAGACAACTCTGTGTTTTCATTTACCCGTGGCATTAGTCTTTATAACCACCACCAGCTTTTTTATAAGCAGACGCCAACATTTGCGCTTTTCTCGCACTCCACTGGTTTGGGGCGCCGCCTTTTCCGCCAGCTTTAATTTGGTTGAACAGTCTTTTACGCAAAGATGGGTTTGTATAATTTCCTGCTTGATTGACCTTTGACTTTGCTTTGCCACCGGACTTCATGTTTTTTGCTTTATTACGCACTTTAAATCTTTCTAAGNNCATCTGAA